TTGGCGTCCATGTTACCCATGCTAGATGATCCCGTTTGACCGAGGCCTTGGCTGGCTTTTCCTAGCAAATTGGCAAGCATTTGCGATTCAGCGGCTTTTGCTTGAGATTCTTTAATTGCCTGAAATTCAGCAGGAGCCTTGGCAAGTTCTGTGCCAGGCAACGTAAACTGAGGAAATACATTACCAATAGGCATAATTATCCTCCTGATCCAGGATTAAAAACGTTATTTGCACCTGAAAGTCCGCCCGCTATTTGACCCATTGTTCCAAGATAAGCAGGTGCACCCAATGCACCAGCAGCGACACCCACGCCAGTTTTCATCAAATTCTCGAAAAGTTTGCCAGGAGCAGCATATCGGCCGTATTGCAGATTTGCTTGGTTTTCACCATGCGTCATTGATTGTTGGCCAAGATTTTGACCAGCCTGAGCGCCCGTATCATAAAGACTTGTCCCCAAGCCAATGCCAGCCATGTATTTCTTCATCAGGTCATCCATATATTGCTGGCGATCCCTGGAAACGATATTTCCCGCGCCTTGCTGAATATTGCCTAAAGCGGCACTGCTACCGCTCAAACCCATAGAACTAGCAGCGTCCATTCCGGAAGCTTGATTCTGCTTGAGTAATTGTTGAGCATAAGGGGATGTTTCATAGTGCTTTGACCATTCATCTTGTAGTGCAGCAGGATCAAAAAGTTTGCCAGCGGCATCGTTCAAACGACCATATTGATCCTGACCATGCTGCCAAAAAGGTTCTTGATAGCCTCTGGATTTGTCGTAGCCTTCCTGTTCTGCCTTTCCTGCTCTATCCCAGGCTTCCCCAGGATCAAAAAAACTGCTTATCATATTCGCCATCTGCAATACTCCCTTATTGCGGCTGACTCGCAAAAGCCTGATAAACTATAATAGCTGATGCTCCAGGATCGGCGCTAAAGGTAATGTCAAAACTGCCTGCGCCTGGAACAATATTCACTATATTTACAGGATTTGATGAGCTAATCAGTGTCGCCTTAACAAAATTCGTAGCCAATAAACCAGTGACAGCAACCGTAATAGGTCCAGCTCCGCCACCTCCAATATCCACCTGAGCCATAGCAAAAGTGAGGTTCAAAATCTTAAAGTTGTAATTCAATTTATCAACCAAGGTTGTAAGCCATTGTTGAGCATTATTACCAAAATTAGTTTCTCTCAATATTGGCGTATCTATCGTTTCAAGATTAATTGGCTCCACCGCTGATCCTCCTTACATTCATAACGCCTCCCAAAACAACAATCGGAACAGGGCTTACGCAGACAAGCTTATAGACGCGATTCCTAGAGGGCCCCAGCTGATACCAACGCATTCGCCATTGATAGACACCCATTTGTGAGAATTGTCTTACATCTGCAGATTGAAATGAGATGCCAGCGTCATCAGAAAAGAAAAGCTCAATGCTTGGCTTAAATAATGTGTTGTATGTCAATTCGCCAATAGCAGGTGAATCAGTATTATTGCCATCTGCTATTATATAAACAGGCTCTCCGCTTGAATCGGCATTTTCTGAAATTAAATATTGAATTTGACCATTCAAAAGCTGTTCATCAATTATGAATGTCGTATTAGAAAATGGTGCCAATGAATAATTAATATTGCTTTCACCAAAGACAAAGTCTATCTGAACATATTCAGTTTCAAATTCTGCATAATCATCCTGAGATATGATTGGCGTATTTCGCTCGTATCGAAATGGATAAGCGATGTAAGCATCAGCTGCTTGCGCATCAGATTGATTGGGATTCCTGAGCTCGTTATAATAATACTGCCCAGACATATTATAAATCGTTCCATCGTCGACAACTGTAACCAGATGTCTGAATGAAAAATAAATATGTAATTGGACTCGATTTCTTTCCCCATTCATCTCGATGCAACGATGCCACTCTTTATTTTCAAATCCATACTCAATGCTATTAGCCGTCAATTCTTGGTCTAACAAGCCAGTACCGGTATAGTTACCTCCGGATATTCTGTAGAAGATAGTATTTTCATATTGATAAAGGAAACCATTAGAATTTAATGATATGAATGGATTGCTTTGGCCAAGCTGATTGGTGTAGCGTTGCATAAGTGTATCGATGCCGCTATCACTGATGCGCTGAGGTTGGCCACCTGTGCTCATCATGAATTGAATAAGCCCATCTGCGTTTTGAGCAAGGAAAACAAGCATTCCAAAATCAATAGATAAACTTTTTGGATTGGCTATCCCAAAATTCCAATCATAAGTTGAGTTTTTATTCCAAGGGAATGAAACAGTACCACCACCAGTCACATTGAAAATGGAAGCACTATTCGACCAAACGCCTGTGATATAATCAGTAAAGATATAGAGCGTGTTATTCAATACGCCCATCTGACGAATGATGCCTTCTTCTTGAGCAAAGACCGCAGCACCCGCAACAGTAAAACAAGTATTCGCATTAAACGAGTTGCCATCGAGATTCACCGTAGATAAGTTGAATTGAGAACTATTAGCCGTTGAAACAACAATACGATTTCCGAATGTAGCAATGAACCCTGGCTTCGTTGTATTGCCCGTGCCACCCGGGGCCCTTGGATCTGTAACTTGAGTAAAGATACCTGTATCTTCTCGATAGATATAAATATGATCTGCGTCCACAAAACAAGCGAACACAATATTTTGAACAACTAAAAAAGTGAAATAGATGGGGCCTGCGTTTGTTGCAATACCAGCACCAGATATCGTGACACGATTGAATTGATTATCAACTCGAATTATTTCACTTCCGGAAACCACATAGGCGTATCGTATAGATTTGAATAAGCCGCGGGGTTCCTTACCAAAGATAAGTTGATTAAGTCCGAGAACGTTAATATGAGCACGTCCCAACTGAGGATACATGCTATAAGGGCGCTTAGTATTATCACCCTTTTTAACATACCAACCAGCCGTGTCCTCACATCCAAATTGCCTGAATCGTTGAACATTGTACCCACCGATAATAGGCAATGTTTGAATTTGAAAATTGCCGGCCATGTTTGACTTCATTAGATACCTGCCCTAAGCCGCCATGACCCATTTAAGTAACTCTCGTTGGCAGAATCGATGACCAAATCCATAGTGCTGACATTTTCCATTTGGTCTCGTAATTCTTGATAGCGATTCTCAAGTTGCTCAGTCCAAGCTGAACTGCGACCCTTATAAAATGCGAGCTCACGGGCAAGTGCCGTCTTGAGGTAACGTTTATAGTAAAGCGGTAAGGTATCTAGGGTGCTTCCAGATGTAATCAGAGGAAGTGAAAACTTACCATATACAAATAAGGTATATTGCTGCGATGGCCCCGGATAAATTTGCATAGTCGTATAATCGAGGTCGTTTGTAATAATCGCAAAACGCGGTAATCCAAGCTGAGGAAAATACTTATAGCTTCCAAAGAAAACGCCACGATCCTCGTCAATCAAAGGATAATCAACACCATCTAGATTCAGCCAAGCTCTTTCCAGGTTAGTCAATCGTCCCTCGGTATAGCTTGGCGGGGATGTTCCATAATGAGAGTCACCAGTCCAAGCTGCAGGTGGAACAAAGCCAGAGTCAGCAAACGTGACAAAGAGTTGGTTGATCTGAACCGTCAGCTCAATCTTTTTCGCAATAGTCAGAGGCAGAGAATCGCTGCCATAGCTTTGAATAAGCTCATTCAAAAACTGAATTCCCTTTTGCAGATCATTGCCTTGCAAGGGAACCGTTGGACTATTTGCGGTTATGAGCTGATAAGAGTCTTGAATGAAATCATTAACTGTTTGGTAGGGAAGCATTCTTTTTCTCCTTTTTCATCGGAGAGAGAGGAGTTTCAGGCTTTGATGCGAACCAAATACCGCTGCTCGTCAAATCCTCAAATTCCTTGTAACTGTTGGCAAGCTTCTGATTGCCTTCGCGGTCATAGACAAAAGTTCTGAATGAAGCTTTATCGACCCAACGACCGAGATATAAAAATTGTTCGACTTTCTGATTATGTTTAGCTTGTTTCATGACTTCTCCCAAAAAGTGAGCGGCAGTAGGATGAGTACCGCCGCCCCAATCGTCATTACGACATTACAACCACTGCAAATTCAGGGTTGATCGCGACACCGGCTATGATGTCGATACGATCTAGCTGAACGTAATTGCGGATGTCTGCACCTAAGCTATAGGTCATTGCCATTTTGTAGAGGTCGCTATAAGAAGTGACCGCTTCAACGCCACCTTTCAATTCCTTGATAGGCGGTGCAGCAAAGACGATGGCTTGGTTATGGAAGGCCATGGAGACGTTATGGCTGTTTGCACGATACAACTGAGCGCCATTGGGGATGGCAGCAGAGATGTTTTGACGTGCGCCAGAGATAACGATGGTTGGGCTGACCGTAATAGTGGCGTTTCCAGCACCATCGGCAACCACATCCTCAGCTACAACAAACTGCGCTGTTTGGGATAGAGACTCGTAGGTCAAAGGATTTACCATAAAGACACCAGAAGCGACGTCAATCGTGATAATGTCGCCTTTGTTCAGAGCGCCTGTGGTAGCCGTCCAGCCAGAAACTTCGATTTCATTTCCGCCCGTGATTGGCCCGTTGGTCACAACACCCGCTGCGGCATAGCCAGTCGGAGGCGTACCACCGGTTGCACCCGTTGTACCTGCGACTTGTCTCTGCAAGAAGTTAGTCTTGAAGAAATCAAAGCCAGACAAATGCCCAATGAAACCATCCAGCAACGCACCGCGGTTCACCGTCATGTTGAAGACAGTGTAGAGGTCGTTTGTCAGAGTGGCGGACACGGCAGGCGGGTTGGCCCAATATCGGTTACCATCTTCTGGAATACCCAATTGGGTCATATAAGCATCGGTCTGCAACACAGTGTTGAAGTCGATGGCTGTCCCTGGGGTTCCATAAGCTTGATAGACGGCGGTTTGGAAATTGGTTGAACCAATGAACTGTTCGACCATGTTTGCCAACCGTTTGGCGCGGGGATTCAACATCATATCGAGGTAGGGCTGATCACGCGCGCGATCGAAGGTTAATTCAAAGCCGCTGAACTCAACCATCGTATGAAA